GTAAAGACCGGGGGGCCTCTAAGGAAGTGTGCCAAAACAAAAAAGAACGCGCTGTGCAGAGAGGCTACCAGAGTATCTGCATGGCGGAATTTTGTCTCGACACCTGGATTTCTATTGAACTACTAGTTGATAAATATAGTCAAAGGTACCAGATGATAAATAGGATTGGTGTTGGAAAATGGATTCGTAATCTTCTTCTCTCTATCATCAAAACTGAGTGGGTGAGACACCGACACTCTAAGGGTTTGGTAATTAAAGTTCACAAACACTTGTAAAAGAACGGCTGCACAGTTATATACTGACATACAGTGCCGCGGTGCGCGACGAATTAAATTTGTGCCGTCAATCTACTCATATTCGTGAAAATAAAAGTGGCAAATGATGAAAACAAAGATTAAAAGGCAATTGACAAGGTAGGCATGTGCAATGAGCCACTGACGAACTTGATCTTCGGGCACAACTCGTGGTTGAGGAGCTGGTGGTTCAACTGGCTCCAACCATGGTGGCAAAGGTTCCACGTTTGGCGCGCGTGTGGTAACGCGTTGTCTTGTACCATCATGACCAAGAACCTCCAGCACTCGGGGCTCAAAATCAGCTTGCTCAACGGGAACAACAGGAACAGACTCTCCAGGAGTATAAACTACCTGCCCAAAGGCGCGAGCGATAATGCTATGCACCTCCTGCAACGGCCGTATGTACTCCTGGATCTCCATTTGATTATGGGGATACTGTAAATTGATTTCCCAACCATGTGGCGTAGAATGAAGTACTTCCAACATTGCTTGATTGTGGAAACGATTAGGGCCAGTCCTGCCCATTGAATTCCACATGTTGATATCAATGTGAGTACGCATTATCATTGGTCCAGGACTATTGCGCGACTGGAATTGCGTAATAGTATACGGGTGAGTCAACATCCAAGAAATAAATCCAATATGTTCAGGATTCCATGCTTCACTATCTTGCGCTCTCCAAGCCATCTCTTGCAGGAATTCGACTTCTGCAGCAGTGTGGCGATACAATACGACAAATGGGCTTTGCATCTGCATACCACACAGAATTTCCCACCAAGAGTAACCAGGGTAGTAACTACCAAGAACTTCACCAACCTCATCGGTGGCCTCTTCACTAAGCTCGTTAACTGTATTATTGAAAATAACGCCACCGTCCAAGTAGAGAAACAGTCTCTGTCCACGTATTTGGCAACACACATACCAACTGTTGCTGTTACGTCGTGAATACCAATAAACAATGAGTCCGCAAGCATAATCAATACGCTGAAATGTGATACCATTATCCTGCAAGGCAACACGACGGTTAACAACTTCCATTCCGGCTCTCTCAGCAGGAGACAAAGTATAACCACTAGTACGAGAATATCTCGCTACAGGTGGATCCCAATTTGCGCGCATCCGCGCATTTTGTACCTCCTGCAGTCGTTCCCGTATTTGGTAAGGCAGCTCAAATTGATCTTCTGTCTGCCAAGTGCTTGCCCAATAAGAAACAGCATGAGCAAAACTCTCGTTGTGTGGCAAAACGCGACTTCTCCAAACTGACACAGCAATGGCAGCCAATTGATTGACCATGGCATAGCTCGTGATTTCTTCAGGAATCTCATGTGCGATAATCTCTGGATCGCTGTAGACGAATTCTTCACTAAGCTCACGAGCAAGAGCCTGTAGTTCATCAGGCGAGATGTAGTGCGCCCCATCCTCCCGCACTTCACTGTAATCTGGACTCGAACCATCATACAGATTGTCAGTTCCGTCATCCATCTGAAAATTGCCATGAACTTGCTTAAGAAACTTATTGCGCTTGAATTGTGAATAGAAGCGCATTGGCACACTAGGCATTTCTTCTGACATGCCACAGTGAATATAAGTCTCTGGAACTCCACACTCTCGCAATTCTTGCTTGAATTTGTTGTAATCGTCCTCTCCATGTTCAGCCATGAAAGCACACGTGATTTGAATACGCTGCTTAAAATCGGTAGTGTCATCACGCAGATCTTTCGGTCTCCAATAAAGCTCCTTGTAGATGTTTTGCTTCTTCATAGGACAAAGGACGACGTCATCTTCACACACAAATGAGGAACACAAGAAGGTGAGATCTGAAAAATCATCATCAGCAGTCAAAACTCCAGTCTTGTTGGCGGGAGTAACAGTCATTCCAAGCATCTTAGCCATATCAGCAACGCTATTGCGATCAAAAAACATATATCCCTCAGCACGAGTGACTATGACATCATCACCATAAGTAATAAAACGGATGTGATTGTCAAAAGCACTCATGTCAAATGGCATGTTATTGACGTGACAAGCAAGGCCGTATGCAGCATAAATAACGTAAGTGTTGGTAATGGAGTTGAAGATATCAGTGATGGCTGAACCTGATTTGTTGCCTTGATAAGTACAACAAAGATCAGTACCAACAATGAGATAAGCCTCCTGCATGATTTTAATAAGCGCATGACGCGCAACGCGATCTTCTTCAGGACACCCAGAATAGTAAAAATCAACAACATCCAGAAACCAACGGTACGCATCTACTGTAACCGATCCATCATAGTTCTTGTAATCAATGTCAAATCCTCTCTCAGAAACAGCAGTCAAGTGGTCAAAATACTCAGCCCACACGGTTGGCTTGTCTTTGCCAATGCCATGATGTAAATAAACTCCCGCACCAGCCTTATACGCAGCAATAAAGTGACCAAAATATTTGCGCATGAGCAAGGTGTGTTCGAGTCCAGGCATTTCAAATGTGCGAGTTTTGCACTGTTTGACTTTTTCAATAGGTCTTAATTCATCTTTAGTACCAGTGACCCAAGGAATAAACGGTACGTCTCCTCGTCGGCACATTTCTTCAACCTCATGCAATCGTTCACAGAATGTCATACCCCACATGGGCACGACGTAAGTGTAAGCCTTTTGTGAAAAACTAAGAACACTCTTGTCGCCATCACGAATTAAAACATCGAAGAAATCCTTCTTTCCATCCTTGAATCCAAGCAATGTCCAATATCCACTTGAAGTGTTGATCACAATCTTCTCCATAGTCAATCCATCACGCTCGAACCCGTTAATCATTTCATGCTCGTCGAGCAATTTATCATTGATAACAAGTCTACTTATCCTAGTGTTGAGATAGTAACGCAGAAGTTCATCATGCACTGAGACGTTCAAACTGCTTGGAGGATCAGTAACGTATTTCTGCACGCCAGTGTAGAGAGGATGGACTTGACATCTTTGCCCATCAACCTCAATTACTTTGGGCGTTTGGGCAGCTGGCAACATTTCACACTCCCAGTTCTTATGTGCAAAAGTTTTGCCTTTGTATGTCAATCGTTCAAACTTGGTCTTTGGCACCGGGTGCTTCTCCAAGCGAACACCATTAAACTCTTGTCTGCCAAGATTCTCCATATCAGTGTCCCAAAAAGTAGTCTTTTCTCCAGCTTGGAAATTGACTTCGACATCATTATTCAGCTGTATGACTCTATTTGGACCAAAACGTAAGTAATCAGACATTATTCCATCCAGCATCTCAAAAGTAACAACACTCATGCCAACTGAGCCTTTAGCTCCAGCACAGTGAATTCCAAGAATCTTATTCTGCAAGGAATCGTTGCCAACATACGGGCGACCACAATCACCACGTTTAGTGTTGGCAGAGCGCACTGTGCCTACAAGCATTTGATGACTCTTTCCAGGCAAGTAAGTGTTAGAAAATCCAGCAACATTAGCCTCAACTTCACCACAATCACAATCCATACCATCGAGTAAGACCATTGGTTGATCTTTCTGGCTAAAAACGTATCCTTTGATAAGCTTTTGGGAAGCAAACGAGGACATAATGTTACGAGCATGTGTAATTCCAACACATTCAACAAGCACAATGTCAACGGTTGATTGAGTCTCAGGTATTCTGAAAACGTACTCCTTGAGAACTGTTATTGGTGAATACGACTGTTTGCCAGGTATGGACATGTAAAGTTTTGAACCATTGTACTTTTCTCGACGCTCCATAAAATGCAGCGGGATAAGAAAGAAACGATCTGATATGCAAGTACAATGCATACACGGTTCAATGAGCACTCCACTATCATCAACATAACTGAACTTTATCTCTCTAACATTCTTTCTGATGTAATCAAAGTTGTCAGGTCCCTGAGTAAATCCTGTATATGCCTTAGCATCACGCTGTGGTTTACGGGCCTTAGGCCGCACACGAGAGTAATCACCTTGAAATACTCCATTGAGTACTTCAGTAGACATCTGTAGCAATTTACCAAGAGACTTATAGATAAAAACGGCCAACGCTCCAAGTCCAGCAGCTGTTATAAATCCAACGAGTGTAACGGCCAAACCACGAAACTTAATTCGTGGCTCCTTCTTCTTCTTCTTCAAAAGAATAAATTCTGATGAGAATATACCAGGATGGTCAAGGTATATTTGATTAGCAGAATGCCGAGGCCCTCCCATGACTTCACACGCGTTGTAAACTGCTTCGTTAAGTGCCATCGTCTGCTTGTAATCAGCATCTTGATTAAAGTTAACAACATAAGCTGCCTCTTCAAGTGGAACACTAGCTCCAACTTCTCTAACATTCAACAAGTAAAGATCCTCCTTTTGCACTTGCTGAGGCATCAATTGAATAACGACACTTTCTTGTTCCTCAACCAGAGGTCCGATAAGGGGGCGCCTCTTGGCAATTTGTTCCATAATGGCAATTTTCATCTTCTTGTCGGCATTAAAAACATTAGTGCGTCGCTCATACTCATAACCAAAGTCCTCAAAATACTGATTCCAAGAATACATTTCCACGGTATTGGCTCCAAAATGAAACTTCCGAACAGTGTAAGCCTTGTCTAGCATAGCCTTCAATATCTGCAAACTGAAATTGTGGGACAATGGTGCAGTGAGTTCAGAAAACTTCTTTCGATCCATACGGCCAGCGGCATCACGATAATCAGGACGCGGCTCAATCTCCAATTTAAATGTCATACGTCTGACAAAAGCATCAGGCGTATTAACTTCTTGTTCGTTTGCATTGGTAGTCTTGACATTTGAAGTCAAAATTATGAAACGACTGGTAAAACGCTTACCTTTGTCTTTAATGTCAGCCATATTGACTGGCACATCCTCACAATTAAAAAGGCGAATAGCATTAGTAAGTTGAGTTGGATCAGTCGACATGAGAGCGTCGTCCATGGTCACAATGTCCTCGTTTTTATAACCATCAGCATACTTCTGTTCGACATCACTGGGCCAAATGTATGGTGTAGGATTGCATCCAGTAATGTGTGCAGTGGCAAGAGACAAAAGGGTGACAATAGATGTCTTACCAGCTCCAGGTTTCCCACAAATGTATGTAGCAATGGGTTCCATCTTACCAAAATAATGCTTATTGTCAGATTCGATAGACTTTATCTTCTCCAAAGCCTCAGCAACGTTCTTGACAACAATTGGATTACAATTGCGCAACAAGTGCGACACTTGATTAAAATGCAATAACTTTTCTTTCGCACGCTTGATCAAATCAGCATGTTTGGTGAAATCTTGAAAACACTTAATATCACCAACAGAGCGCAAATCATCAATAACTTTCTGCACTTCAATAACAACAATGGCAACTTCTTCTTGCATGACAACTGGGCCACGCAATAGAAAGCCAACAACACATTTGAGAGTGGCAACATAACGATTGACGCTGGGATAAAGACGACGATACATGTCTATATAAAGCATCATATCTGCAAAAGATCCAGTGAAGTAAGTGGCTATGCCCCTGATAAGCATGGGCATAATCCATTCATCAAAATGATTAATTTTTTCACCATCCTGGTCACTAGGCTCAAGATTAGGCATTGCATCCTCAACATCCTCTCGTTCTTGTTCTTCCGAGAATGTGGGCGCCACAATGCCTGGAAACTTATTAAGCAACCAAGAAGTGAAGTTGACGATTTGACACGCCAAAACAGTCTTTTCACCTTTTAAAGCAAGATGTGCCAAAACTGTAACTTGACAGGCCCATTCTAAAATGGACCAAGCTTTATGAGCAAAATCTTCAATTGCCGTACCAATATTCCTAATTTTCTGTCCAGCCCACTCCAACTCTTTCTTAACATATGAACTAGTAGCTGTAGCTGATCGCAAAGATTCCATAAAAGTATCATAGAGATCCTTGAGATTGGTATAGATGTTATACCACGCTTGCTCATGTCCGGTACCGCTGAGGGCGGCGCACGGGTGGCTAAAATCCAAACCGTCGTCGCACTGTTCTTCGCCTCTCAGGTCAGCAATATCAAGCCTCTCATATTGTGACAAAGTCAGGTAATCAAGCTCTCTCTGTTCTCGGTAATCACGCTCTAGCGCCCTACGAATATGGCGTGCATTGTCAATAGGGGATTTTGGAACGACGCGATGAAGCTGTTCAGTAACGAGACTCGCTCGAGTAGCACTAACGGCCGCAGTATTGGGAGGAATATCCCAAGTCTTGTAACTGTCACCAGAATGCCTTGTGTAAGGCATAGGCATACACAAGTGTCCTTGAAAATTGTCACCTATAGACCACTCAATTAGACCATTGGCAGGCATAGTAACTCCAGTGCCACCTGCAGCTGAATCCGGCCCATAAACACCAAACACCAAATAGGTAGGCGCTCTAGTTTGACTAAGATCTACGTACGGAGTACGACGATAACCTTCGATCTCAACAACAAACTCAGGTGTCTGACACGCCTTGATGACATTTGTTCCACGCATCTGGCCTTGCCACCACTGTCCATCCTCATTGTCGATGATGGCAATGGAACCGGTATCGGGACCTTCACTGTTGGTAATCTGTTGAGTCCAAAAAATCTTATTGGACATCATATTCTCAGTGGAAACAAAGTGATAACGTGTATTCCCAGAGACGAAAGCAACGGTGCGCAAAAGTGCGCGATGACGGTGGCCGGCAACCATGCTCAAGAACATGGTCGCCTTCAACTCAAGCGAACTAAACTCGGTAGCAGTTTCCCACGAACCACTCCAGACCATCTCAGGCCGATGAAGCAATTGCCTAGTATCACTGTGTCTAGCCTGGATAGGGCCGACAACAGGGCATGGTGGCTTCAAGAAAACTGCTTTGTTCTTCGGCTTAGAAGTAGAATCACCAATCTGTTCCTCAGCTTCCTCATTGCCAAGCAAAGTGGCAACCCAAGAAGGGGCAGTCTTAACCCCAAGCCATGGGTTTTTGGCACGAATCCAAGCAACGACATTAAGAGTTTGTGACTGCACAGCTGCGGCATTCAAAGGGTTCCAGACAGCAACGACGATAGACCCAGTTTTACCAGTATTGCTAAACAAAAATTGATAAATCGACGAGTATGGTATGTGAAGGGTAGCCATTGTTCCAGTGGCAACATTCAAATCAACGTGCGCAAGATTGGCAGTACTCGAAAAGGAGTAATGACTGATGTCATAATCACTGGGAACCCACATAACACGCAAAATACCACAGTGAAACTGAGTGGGATTAATCTTGATGGTAAAATCAAAATCCATATGCGCGAAGAGATGATATTGTCGTATGGCATTTGCGGCCAAAGCTGTATTAAAAAACAACTTTGGCAACTCGGCAGTGTAAATAACAGTAGTGACAACCTGACTAGTAGTCCAATTGAAACCTCCAATCAAATAATCACGATCCCAGATATTCTCAGTAGTTGCTGTAGGCATGCAAGAAACAGTCTCCCAATCAGTAGCAGTCAAAGAATGCGCAGCAGCATGCGTTGTCGTGGTAGCTTCAGCAACTTCAGCAACACTAGTCACCTTCTCAGGGGCGGCAACCCTAGCATTGTCGAATATAGCTCCAGGATTATCAGTTCCAGTCTCGCCATCATTCATTTGGTACACACCATTAACATTGGCAGTGTATACGTCGGAAGGCCCAGGAACAAGCGGATCAGCAATGATACAACCAACAGTATCAATGACCTGCATATCAAAATCGGCTCCCGCCTTCACGTAGGCATTGATAGAGATAGTACCAGAAACGGTGTTGGCAGCAACAAGCGTATTTTGCACAATGACATAGATGTAGCCAGCAGCACTAGCGTCCATGGCAGCATCAGCACCACGAATGAGTCCATCACAACGTGGACCGGTTGGGCGATACAAAGTGTGCGACATGTAAGGAATGTTGAACTCAACAACATTCCGCTTGTCCATGGTATCAGCTTCGTTCAAAGTCAGACAATATGTCATGCAATTGCGCATATCAGCTAAAGTGATAGTCTTCTTAATAGGAGATATGCCGGTCAAGCCCATCTCATAATAGTTGCCAGGGACGTAGACAATCATGATCTGACCCTGGTGAAATCCAGTACAAATAGCCTCAAATTTGAAGTCAAGGGAACCATTCCAAAGATCGTAATGTTGACTCAAGAAACTAAGATTTGTGGTGTACATCAAAGTAAAATCAGTAGGTGGTGCACCACTAGCAACAGTACCACAAACCATGGGAGTGACAGGGATGGCGTAATAAACATTACCGCCAACAGCAACAGTCCAAGTGAGCGGAGCCCGTGCAGCAGATGTTGTGCTCCAATTAAATATTCCAATACGGCACCAAGTCTTCTTAGCTCGTTCAAGAAGTTGGAGGGGATCTTGTTTGTCACCATAAGGATTCTTTGCAAGGGCAAGATCAGAAAATTGAACTGCATGTGATCGTCCATCAACAGCCTGGTTAACGTTGGCACTAACGACGCAACGGGCCTCTCTTCGAAGAGGCGCATCGAAAAAGCCAACTATGTTAGCAGCGCTCTTCATGCCATCCATGACCTTCGGGTCAGACAAAACCTTGGTCACGGTATCCAATATACCCTCGTGATCAGCTTGTTCTTCACCTCGAAGGTTAGAAATCTTGAGTCCATCACAATACTTTTCGAAAAACTCTGTAAACTGCTTTCGCATGTTGGTATAGCGAATAGAAGTAAGACGTTGCATTTCTTTGGCGTACTTGCCAGACGTCTTAGGCGGCAAGGGCTTCTGCGCATGCATAGTTCCATATATGCGCGCAACTTCAGCGGGTGGATCATCAGGAAAGGCAGCGATAAATTGGGCACAAGAACATGTGGAGATCATCCACAACTCTTCCCGTGGAGGATGTTTAGGTACCCAACCACCGGCATACGCTTCAAAATAATCGTGCATTGCAGATCCAGCAAGTCTTGAGTTATGCATGGTATAGTCACGACAAAAGATGACCTGATGAACCTTGTCAGTCTTTTCACCACAAAAGATTGACCAATATAGTGGCTCAGCTTCCTCAAAAGGCATGCCAGCAGCAACAAAAGCAGGTATGGCAAAACCAGGAAGAGGAAAAAATGATCGTATCTGATTGTCAGAAATGAAAGGTCGTTTAACGTTGTCGGTCATAATAGCAACGTCTTTAACATGAACATCACGGACCCTATAGGCCGCAGTGTGTCCATCTGGAGTGATAGATACAGACATGCATGCAATTTGGCTGGGCGCAAGTGTAGGTTCAATTTGTTCCATTCTTGCTTTCAATAAGGTTTTACAAGATTATGCAAAGAAACAGATCAATCAAGGGACACACTAAAGAGCTCAATACACGGTCTGAGAGGGAGTTATACATATATACAAACCTCACAAATCCGTAGGACAAAACATAGTGTTGATAAGCCAGCCACCTACCAACACCAGAATCGGCATAGGAAAGACAACTTTAAATCATCGCCAATAAACTGTACAAAACGCGTATTATCATGGCACAATGCGACAACTTGATCCAGGAAATCTCTGCACAATGGCACGAGTGGATTCCAAAAGGACAATAACGTTCATGATAGAGCGCTCAACGATGACAGGGCTCAATGTAAAAAGCTCGATAGATAGTAACAATGATTGGCAATAAACAAAGAAGACAAACATGTAAGACAAACAAACACAAAGGACAAAACAAAGTGATTGAATGAATTGAAAATGACCTAAATAGTAAACATGCCTGAAAGCGTTAGCGAACATGCCTGAGAACTAAATAGTATAAAAT